TAACATGGGATGGATGAGATCAGCACAGCAATTAGCCTTGAGTAAAATTAGCTCTAACGCCCTAAACTCTGAGGCAGGAATAAACGAAGCCGAAGCAATGTTTGAATTGCAAACTCAAACTGTTACTCAGGCAAAGCTTGCCCTAGATAATTTTCGTCGCCTGATTAAGAGAGATGTAGTAGACCCCGACGATAAGCAGATGCTGGAAGACTACATGCAAACCCTAGAAGAAACTATACGTCGGGGTGAAGAGGGGATAGCTGAAGGTGGAGCGCAGCTAAACAGAAATATCGAAGACTTAATCGACATGTCTACGGAAGACACATTCCAAGAGGTAACACCTGAAATACTAGAGAAATTTGTTTCTGCGGGTGTAAATGTCAATAAAAGACTTAGAAAAGACCTTGATGAAATGGCCTATAGAAACGGCCTTCGCACACGCATCAACGAGGGCCTCGCAAGACGGGCAGAAAACTTAAAAAAGTCTCGTGTGGATGAGAAACGGTCTGCTCTCACTTCTTCACACTTTGAAACCGTTATAATGAACAACGTGGCACGATTTAAGGGCCTTGCCAAGCGAGGGTTCAAGGGGCTAGATGCACGTGCAGAAAAAGAAAATACTACCATAAATATAGGCAGTATGATAAAGGAGTTGTACGAGTTCGCCAAAGATGATCCGGATGGTGGCGCAACGCTGTCCACATTCTTCAGTCCAGAGGGAAAGTTTTTCAGTGGAGCATTGGGTAAGCGCGTAAACGACGCCTTCAATGCCATGTCAAAACGGTGGGCGGATTCTCTTGGAAAAGAAACATTCGACGGAATGATGCAGAATGCCAGTATCGAATTCCTAGAGGATGGTTCAAAGAACGCTCTGTACATCAAGGACGTAACACCGCTCAAGCTTCTTATGTATCATATGGACAAGAGCGGGTTTACAGGTTTTCAGGCTGCTCCCGGCGAAGTTATGGATGTGTACTCCGCATTCCGGGACTACGCCATAGGAGTTGGTAATGGTCGTCTCGCTCACCAGTACGAAACATACGAGGGACGACTTCTTGATATTGTAAAGAGTGAAGCTCCTGAGTATTTCCGTGAGTGGCAGGCTGCTGCTGACCTATACAAGGCTGAGTGGTTTGACAGGTTTCAGCGTATGGATGGTGCAGGCTCTAAGTTCCTCAAGTCGCAAAAGTTCGGCGCACTGACGGAGCGTGTGGGTCCAAGCGAAGAGTCTGACTTTGTACGCTTGTTCCGTTTTGGGTATGGTGCTACGAGTCCGGACACATTTCTTCGCCCACTAGCAAACAAGATAAATGCAGCAGCCCGTAATCCCAGTGCAATGAACCGCGCACCTGTTAGGGATGAAATACGAAGACTTCTAGGAGAGTTTGCAAACAAGGGTCCAAATGGCGAGTTGTTTTTTGACGCAGCCGATAAAGACAGCATGGCTGTATACGGAGCAATCTCTACAGCCCTGACAGAATTTGTGTACGATACGTGGGCTAGGGAAACACTTAACGTACTGGACAGAGAGAAGGGCCTAGAAGCTATCACTGAGATATTGCCTGCTAACATGGACGGAATAAAAGACCTTCAAGGAATATTTAATGTGCGTCTGGTAAACGGCAATACAGATACCGTGAGTCTTGTTGACTTCGAGGGCATGATAAGCGAGGGGCGTAAGTTCGGCACACTCCTAAAAGTAGATAAAGAAGTAAGAGATGCAGCTAGTAAAACAGCCACGCGCATAAAGAATGAAATCAATCGGCAAGAAAAAACTATTAATAGTGTAACTGCAGTGGGTGATGCCGGACTAAAGGCAGTGAGTGATGTTGCGGGTATAGGCAAGGATGGTGCTAAGTTTTTAAAGGAATACTTTGAAACTGGTGATCCTCGAAAAGTAGATGCTATGCGACTTCGCGCTAAGTTAGCCCTGTCAGGCGGCGATGCTACTAAGACAACCACCACAATCACACGTCGTGTTGAGGGTGAGGACGTATCTTTTGAAGTTGATATCGACGAAGTTATTGATGCAGGTATTTCTCAGCTTCTTGTGGATGGACTTCTTCAGAAGGGCGGTCTTCAAGTTCTCGCTGGTGAGACTCGTCGGGGAGACATTGCTGAAATAATGTCTACACCGGGGGAACTAGCAAAGTTCCTAAATAACGATGTAGTGGCTCGAAACCTAGCGGACTACTTGGGCGATGATCACGTCCAGTATCTACAAGACATAGCTTTTTATATGAACTTAAAAGCAGATTCTGTAATGGCAAAGTACGACCCTACGATTACAAACTTGGTATCAGGATTCGGAACAAACCAGCTTATATCCCGTGCCTTCAACATCCGTCGTGGTATGGTTAGCCCACAGTACGTGGCTGCAGAACTTGCCGTCTCTATGGCTAGTAAGGCTGGTATCGATCTTATGAAGATGGCAGCAACGGACAAGGATGGTGCGAAATTCATGCACCGTTTTATGGAATTTCCAAAAGACATGACTAAGGCAGACTTGGATGTCTTCTCTGCAAAGCTTACAACATTCATTGTTACGGAATTTGGCAAGCTTGGGTACGATGCTGAAGATTACTTACCCGATGCCTTAATAGAGTTAGGCGTAGAAGATACGGATGAAGTCAGGTCTATTCTGACTGAACCAGTATCAGAGTCCGTAGAGTCTGCAAAGCTTGAAACTATACCCGAAGACGCCTTTCCTGAATTTATAAAACCTAGAACGTAGGAGACTAGAAATGAAAACATACACCAATGGCCAGCGCAAGGGCATGATGTACGGCGGGGCTGCAAAGCGTAAGCCTATGATGTACGGCGGCATGGCTACCACCAAAAAGAAAACCCGCAAGAAGGCTCAAGCGGGGGGCATGATGACTGCCACACAGGGTCAGCAGAATCAGATGCAGAACACGATGATGCAGGGTCCGAAGATGATGGCAGGCGGCGGAATGACTATGGTCAAGAACAAAGCCGGTAAGATGGTTCCTGACTTTGCTGCAGACGGCAAGGGCAAAAGCTAGATATATCTGGCCGACTTATCTATCGCCTCATCTGACCAAGACTTCAAGTATCTCAACAGGCTTGCTATGGAGTGTGCCCCGTCGTACTCCGGCAGGCCGTTGTTGATCACGCCCTCGAACTCTTCGGGCCTCACAGATTCACAGAGCAACTCGACCTTCCCGTTGGTAAGGAGGTTCGCTTCGAACTTAAACAGAGACGCTTTGTTTGACATCAGACAACTCACTAATAGGTAGATTGTAACAATCGGCCTTGAACGTGAAGCCGTTTGCGGGGTCTACGTCGCCCCTCTGGTATTTCGTTGCCTTCGTGTAGAAGTCTTGCTTCGGAATCTTGCCCAGTATCCACGCCTGCGATGAATCGGTCAGGATGCGTACAAACACATAACTGTCGCAATCCTGTTTGGCCCCGTGTGCAGCCACCGAACAATCGTAGTGTGGAAAGGGACGGGTATTGCAGCGTTTCGTTTTCACGTCGATCCGCTCCCCGTCCCTCACCAAATCATAGTCGTAGGTGTTCGACTGGTCTGCACCCATAGCGTCAGCCACGATGATCTCGCCTATCGCACCGACAACATGACTCAAGCTACCTGTGATGCTGCCCTGTAGATTGCCTACAGTGGCAGCTTTCTTTTTGGCACGTGCTATGATCTCAGGAGTTATCTTTACTTTTATCAACTTTTTCCATCCATTCTTTGTAACAGGGGTGGTGCGGATGGGGGTGATATTGAACCCATCCGTCACCTCTCTTCCACACGAGGGGTGGCTTTTTCTTTTCCTTCTTAGGCGGCATTCAAGTCTACCACTTCACACACGCCCGCAGTACACGCCAGTTCACGTGATCCGGATGTGTTGTCTTCCTTCTCGTACTCTGACAGTGCAGTCCAGTCGATAATCAGACTGCCCCGCTCCTGCTGCCACTCCAAGTAGTCATCGACTTCGATGTCCTGATAGGGGGCCTGCTGATAGGTGTGATCTGAATGCGGCAGGAAGGACACGCCCGATGCCACGTCGAAGTTCTCATACACCCACGCACCCACGTCCATCCACTCGTCTTCCTTGACTGTGATGGTCACAGACGGCTTGTGTTCACACCAGTGAACAGCATACGTCTTCCACAACTCAAGCTGCTCTATGGCTGTCATCTGTGTCCGTGTGACGGCACCCTCTGGTGACTTCATAGCAAACGAGAAGACAGTCGTCGAGTCCGGCTTCATCACACACGCCTCACTGTACACACCCTGCTCCTTGAGGAACTGTGTCAGGGGGTCCTTGTTGTCTCCGCGCACCGTACGAATGTAGTAGTCATTGTGACGGGCGTGGATACCACTAGCGGCGTCTACGAGTTGAGACACAGTGCCCGATGGCTTGACACAGGTGATGGCAGCGGACTGTGGGATTCCAAGCATCTTTGCATACTTGCGATTCGTCTCTACGGCGACTTGCTTCATCTCTTCGAGCCAACGAGGGGAATCGACGGTCTTCGATAAAATTGAGTGATCCATGATACCAGTCAAGGATACGCCCAAGAGGCGTTCTTCTTCTGTGTTGTCCCGCCATACTTTCCTCAGATATTTGAAATCGGTTAGGGTTGACTGTAGGGTGCCCAAGATCGTAGCGAGGCGCACCTTGCGCTTCAGGGACTCCAGCGTGTCGCTTTCACGCACGACCACCTCTGACAGGTTGCAGAACTGATAGGGACGCAGGATGATCTCAGAGCAGGGGTTCGTGCCCCACATGTGCCCTGTCTCACGGCGTCCATTGCGGGCGACCTGCTTGTCTGCTGCATCACGGTTGAAGATGCCACGCTCACCTGACTTCGAGTCGTAGAGAGCCAGCCACTCGCGCATGAACGTGCCCATCTCCGGCTTGCCCTTGTAGGCTACGGAGTTGTTTGCGAGGGCACGTTGCCCCTCGTTCTCCCACCACGCACCAGACTTGGCATGTGCCATCTGATCGTCGTTGAGGTTCGAGAGGGAGATGAGAGCAGAGCGACGTACGCCCCCAACGACTACGATTTCACCGACCTTGCACATCAGGTCGTGACACTCAATAGGGAAGAGGCGACGACCCTGTGCCTTCTTGAACAGTTCGACTGTGAAGTGGAACAGATCATCTAGGGGTCCGGGGCCAGATGCCCTGCCGCCCATCGTCTTGAGCCGCGCACCGGACGGACGCACAGCGGACAGGTCCCACTGAGGAATCTGTCCAGCGTAGAGCAGCGCAATCAGTTCGCGCAGAGACTTGGCCCACCCCGGCTTGGAGTCACCCACACGTATCACCGTGTCCGTCTCGTGCATAGCGTCACTGATCACGGGCAGCTTGTCCACGTTCTCACGCTCCACAGAGAATCCGACACCCGTGCCGCACATCAGGATGTACATGCACTCGTCGAACGAGCGGGGGCTGTCCACAGGGATGTAGCTACAGTTATAGCCGCAGATGTTGTCCCTTGAGAGAGCAGAGCCTGCTGTCATCATGCCCCGCATAGACGGCATGATCTCCTGTCCGATCACGGCATCGTGAATGTCGAGAAGATCGTCACGGGGTATGTCGAAGCCGTGCTTGTCCTTGACGTGGTTCGCCATGAAGTTTGTATAGCGATACACGGTCTCGTCCCAGTTCTCACGACGCTCCTCGTCATCAAGCCAACGTGCATAGCGTGACTTGTGGATAAACTGTTGGTAGGTTGTTGGTAGCATATTATTCATTGTTATCTTCCTTTGTTGCGATCAATTTGTTTAGGTAGAACTGTGCTTTCTTGAGGTCTTCGATTCCGTTTTTGTATCTGTACCGCCAGAGGTACTTGAGGATGTTTCCCTGTAGGTAGTATTGGAAGCCGTCGCCTGTCGCCGCTGCGATTGCGTCAAGGCATTCGATACCTGCCTGATTGTAGTGTGGCGGGTGATTGACGTTATCGACATCCTTGCTCTTCTCCCCCAAGTAATCCTCGTTGCGTATCTTCATGTATTCGTCGTGTCTCATCTGTTGTCTCCATCACCCTGTATCTTACCAGCAGCCTTGCGAGACTTCAGCTTGTACATATTCATCTCTGCAATCTGCTGCAAAGAAAACCCTAGATCATCTGCGAGGGCAGCGCAATACCAGAGAACGTCACCGATCTCTTTTGCTATCTCCCCCTTGAACCGGGAGTCGTCACGCCCGTCACGGTAGACCTTCTTCACCTTGTCTGCCACCTCGCCTGCCTCACCGGCTAGGCCCAGAGTGGGGTAGGTGATCTTCATGTCCTCTGGGTAGATGGCAAACTCACGAGCCTGCATCTGATAGTTGTTGAGGGTCCAGTTCTCTTTGATCATTGCGTCTTACCAAAATCTATCTTGACTATGTTCGTACCGTCTTCGTGCTTTACGACGGGGCCGTTGTCGCTGTCCACCTCGTCAAGCATCTTCTCCTTGACACTCTCGAAGGCCAGCCGCGCCAAGCCTGCTTCCATCACTCTGTCGAAGTCAGACTCTAGGAGTTCCATCATGCCGTTCGTCACAATCGTACCGGCCTCGTAGAACTCTTCGTCGTCGTCTGTGGTCGTATCGTACGCAGACACTTGGAAGCTTTCCTCGTCGATCTTACGCAGGATAATGTACCAGCGGTTAGGCATCAGGGTTGCCTTTTCGAATTCACCCTCATCAATCGTTGTCATCTTTTAGCCACTCCTCTGGGATCGAACCCTCTGCCCACTTGAATCCATTCTTCTCTGCCCACGCACCGTACGTGGTCTTGCTTCCCTTGTAAATCTTATTCCGTGCATTCAGGAAAACAATACGAATGTCCAAGTCAGGATGCTGCTCCTTGATCAGAAGCATCTTAACACGGTCACCCTTGTCGAAGTATCCCTTCGCTTCGATGATTATGTTCTGCTTGGTAAGATGAAAGTCTGGTGTGTAGGTGCGGGGCTTGGGCACGTACGTAAGTCGTAGGCTCTCATATTCGTATGGAATTTTTTTGCTACTCAGTTTTTTCGCTATGCCTAACTCGAAGTTAGACCGGAACCCTGCCTTGCGATTGCCACGCTTCATATCTGCATTCCTATCGACCCCATTCTTTGTATCACGTACCCTGCCACTCTTGGGGAAAGTTTTTCGATTATAGATAGTTCGTTTGTCAAACGATTCAGTGGGACGCATACGTTTGCTCCAGAGTGTGCTACTCTTCCTATCTTCTGCAATTCAGATTCGAGTGTGGTGATGTCACGCTTTTCGGTACCCGAAGACAGCGTACCCAACTCACTGTAGTTGTCGCGCAGTGTGAGGGGGAGACCCCGCTCATTCATGCGAAGACGAACAAGCTTACGCTCCCCGCCACTGCCGCCGTGAGACTCGACATAGACGTGATGCAGTTCCTTGTTCATCTCCATCAGTTCTATCTCGTAGTCTCGTACGAAGATATAGGGCATCCTACACCTCCCTTGTCTTCAGCTTGGTGTACCACACCTGTGGCGGCGATTTGGCCTGTGATGTCACACGGGGGTGCAGTTCTGCTTTCGGCCAGCAGTGACTGCGGAAGCCACACAGATTGCATTCCTTTGCCAAGACCTTGTTGCCTGTACGCAGGGTTTCACCCTTGCGGCGATACGTCTCGAACTCATCGGGGTAGGGTTTGAATTCCTTAACGTCGGGGTCTGTCAGGAATTTGACACGCTCCTCAGCGTCCGCCAAATATTTGGCACGGTCCTCATCCTGCCACTCCGGTGCCTCGACCATAGCCACCTCGCCGCTCGACTTGTTGACTACGATCCATCCGCCGAATGGCATGCCCGTCGCCGCAGAGTAGAGAAAGCCCTGCATGACGTATCCAAAGGGATCATCTTCCTTGAGGCCATCGTAGCCACCGAACCCAGTGAACTTGTTCTTGAACGCCCAGTCACTTGCTGACTTGATGTCCCACACTTTCTCTGTGCCGGTCTCGTCACGTATGATTACGTCGAGTGTGCCCTTGATCGTTTGATCACCCACCTTCAGTTCGACCTGACGCTGGGCATCCACGATGTCCACGCCCGCCTCTCGCATGACAAGCATGAGGATAGCCTCTGTGATGTCACCGAAGATAAATCGAAACAGCGTGTTGTACTGCATCGACTCCTTGATGCCCTTCTTCTCTAGGACTTGCTGGCATAGGGGGCGACCCAAGCCGGACATACGTATGCGATACTCACCGCGCTTTTCAGTGAGTTGCCTGTTTACTGAGTGTCTCGTCTCGTCTACAAACGCAGAAAGACCTGCGGGGGAAGCGCTGGTCTCCCCCCGCAAAGCCTTAGACATGTAGTCCTGAATGTTAAGCAGCGTCAGCATCTTTGAAATCCGCAGCCAGATCGATATCGCTATCGTCTGACATCAGCTTAGATGCTTCCCTGTGCCCATTCATTACGTTTTCGTTGTGACCCTTGACGGTTTCCGCGAAAGTTCCCAACAGTTCCTTATCGTCGTCCGTGATAGCTACAGTGCTATCGAACGTAGGCATCGGCGTCCAGTAGGTCACGCTGCCCTTCTTTTGACGGTTCGTACGCAGCAAGATGCTGGTCTGCGCCATCAGTTTGTTTTGCTTCGTCAGACCCTGAATGAAGTCTGCGATAGGCTTGAACCCTGATCGCTTGAAGTAAGCAATCACCGGCTCGTCGGTCACCTCGACAGGCGTACCATCCGCAGAGTGGAACGTGCCACTGATGCGTCCATAGATAACCTGATTACAGACGACAGCACGAGAAGTCAGGTATCGCACGTCATCCTTGTCGAGTGCATCCTCCTCGTCACGAGTGAGGCGACCACACTTGTTACCACCCTGCGTGTCGGGGAATCCACCGCCAAATGAAGTCTTCTGGACTGACTTGCATGAGAAGCCGCCCTTACCCTCGTTGGCCTCTGCATCCCACATAGAATACTCGTAGGTACGCAGCAACGCTCGAAGCTTGACTTCTTTGGCGAAGATGTACTGACCGTTGAGAAACATCTTCCAGTCGCCCCGTGTGAGGTTGTGACCGTCGTCCGTCTCCTGATCGTAGTTGATGTTCAAACGAGGAAGCCCGACCTTCTCAGTGGCACCGCCACCCTGTCCAGTAAGCTTCATCATCTCCTCGACGTTATCGCTCGACATAGCCGCTACGATGTTATCAAGGTCGTTGTCCATTTCCATTAGTTCTGTCCCTAACATGATCCGTTGATCTCCTTTACGTTCTAGGGTTGGTAGATAGATATTACTACTCTACGACGTGCAAGTCAAGCCAGTTATCGCCCATTTTTATCTCAATCTCGACGGGCATGTCATACTCGACACCATAGCGTCGTATCGTCTCTTCAGGTAGAGAGAGCATAGCATCCCGCATCAGCTTGACGCAAATGATTTTTTCATCTGGGTGACAGTCAATTACAATCGAGTCGTGGACCGTGTTGCATATCACAGACTGTAGTTTGTTTTCTATGAACAGGCTGTCGAGGCGAACGAGGGCAGCGGGCAAGAGGTCGGCGGTTGCGAACCCCTGCACAGGATAGTTGCATATGTTTGTCCTGTGTGTAGCCGTGCCGTACTTTGTCCACCGCGCATCAGGGAAAGCATACTGCCTGCCAGACGGAAGCGTCACTACGCGCTTCTCAACGGCCTCTCGCTGCAAGTCTTCATGCCAGAGGGATACACCCCCATACTTCTCCTTGAAGGCCCTGTAGTAGCGTTGCTGGGCCTCTGTGCCCGTAGTGCCACCATAGAGAGGCTTGAAGGTGTGAGCCTTCGCTTCTTGACGTGAGCAGCCTATGACACCAGCAGTGTAGCTGTGTACGTCAGTGCCGATACGCACATCATCGTACGCCTGCTGATCATTGGCTAGAAATCCTGCGACTCTGAATTCGAGTTGCGAGTAGTCGCCCTCAATGATCTTGCCGTCCTCAAAGCGACTCTCGACAACCTTGCGTATCTCGAAGGTATTACCACGTGGCATATTCTGAAAGTTCGGGTTACGAGACGAAAGGCGACCCGTCGCCGTAACACACTGCATAAATTCCGGATGTACGATTCCGTAGTCATCGACATTGTTTTTCATCCCCTCTACGAAGGTTCCCAAATACATACGCAACGCATTGTAGCGCACGTAAGACGATGCAAACTCACGGGCCGGACCCGACAGTTCGAGTTCGCGTTCAGCCAGTGTGTCCTTGTCCGTCTTGAAGCCAGCAGATGCCACGTCACGCACGTTGCGCGGTACGATCTTGAAGCCTGCCACCTCACTTGTCGGGCGATAGACCACACCCTTGCCGCCGCATGTCTTACAGATACGCAGAGCCTTGCTTGGTGTGCCGTCCTTGCGTACAGGTCGAACTTTGCCGAATCCGACACAGGTGCGGCACTGCTCACCAATTGTCTTATATACGACATCCGTGTTGTTGCGTACAGCGAGGCGGAAGTCCTTGCCTGACATGCGTGTGCGCTGCTTAGGCTTCATCGTGGCACCACGACGCTCCATACCCAAGTTGAACATCTGTGACCACGCCTTCTTGTCTCTTACCTTACGAGAGTAGAGAAGCATCGACCTGTCGTCTGGGCTGGTCAGACTGATGGGCGTGTCACCCATAGCCTCACGTGCCATCTCGTTGAGGCGCAGTTCGAGTGCGTCGAGTTCCTCTTGGTACTGCTTCTCAATCTCTTGTAGTGTATCTAGGTTGACCCGCAATCCGTTGCGTTCGATGCGGGCCAGTGTGTCGGCCATTTCAAACGACAAGCGCAGTGTCGGCAGTAGATCGTTCGTCATTGTATAAGTCCTCGAATGTAGTGCCAAAGGCATCCAGTTGTTTCAGGGCTACTTGCTCCGTGCTTATCACGTCAGCAATGCCATACTCTCGTACTATCTCCCACGGTATCTCGTAGAACGTCTTGCCCCCGTCCAGATACGGCTGAACAAGGTCCTTCTCCTTTTGCACTGTGTCATACTTTTTTGCAAGAGCAGCAAGTCCAAGAGGCCAGCGTCTCGCTTTTGATAAAACATACTCCGCAACCATAGTATCATAGATGTCTCCCTTGTATATGAACCCGCAGTCACGTATCCACTGCAAGTCAAACTTGATGTTCTGGCCCAAGACCACATCGGCGCAGTTGAGTGCAACCTGAAAGCTGTGCGCTGCGTTAGGTGTAGGTGGCTCAGTCTCGTGATAGTAACAGTGATAAAACACGTTGTCTTCACCCAGCCACTTGTAGCCTATCGACACGAGGCGGTTTCCGAAGTAAGGCAGCGCAGTCGTGCCGCCGTTGGGCTTATTCGTGTGGGTTGTCTCTACGTCAAATGTCAGTACGTTCATAGTATTGTCTTCTCTCCAGTGATTATTGTATCACCATACTTACCCACAAGCATAACACCCAAGCGTTTTTGAACGTCACTTAATTTTGTTAAGTGAACCACACATTTACCATCTTTATTTATGTATGGGTTTACCGTCTTACTGTCATACAGGGTTATCTCGCCTGTGTTTGTGTCTAAGGTAACGAAGTCAACAGGCCCACTAGATGACACATTTCTGAAAACTTCGAAGCCGTGTTCCAAGAAGTAATGGCATATGTCGAGTTCAGTAATGTCACCTATTCTGTTAGTGTTAGCCATCAGTAGTACACCCCGCACTGCACGTCAAAGGTCAGGACGTTCATTCTGACTCCTCCTCGAACCGCTTCTGTGCAAAGTACGCAGCGAACTTCTCTGTGTGTTCGTCTGATAGCATAGGCCAACGCTTCTGTATACGAACGTACTCCTCGTCGTAGAGGCGTTCAAGTATCTCTTCATTCTGATGGTTGCTCATGTTGCCCTCGTGTTACTTGTCTATCCTCGTGTGTCTTTACTGCATGACAATTAGCACACAGCACTCGACACTTTCTCACCTCTAGTATGAGATTCTTTATCGTACCCTTTATAATCAGAGATACCTGATCTTTCTTTTTAGAAGGATCAATGTGATCAAAATGTAGGGCACAACCATGCGCGTTGTATCCGCACCTCTCACAGCCCTTGTGGAGTTTGTATCTAGTTAGCCAGTGTCTTCTCCGTTTCATTCGGTCTGAGTTTCTACGATTAATTCTGAGTCTACGCCGCTCAAAAGCTTCCTGCGAAGTCCACCTTACCTTTTCATAAACGGTGCCATCCTTCCTCTTCTCACGCCGGTATCCCATAGATACTCTGCCGTCAGGTGCTATTTCCCCCCACTTCATCAGTAGTACACCCCACGCTGCACATCTATCTGTGCATTTATGGGGCCGTGCCATCCGTTGATCTTGTTCTTTGATATGCAGATGTGACGCACGATGTTCTCAACGTCACTCGCCCCTGTCTTGCCAATGCCGATGATGATGTCAGCCTCGCCAGCCTTGCCGGTCTTCGAGTTGTCCATCATGTTGTAGTCGATGAACTGGCGATCATGCCCGTCGTTCGATGCCTGACTGACAGCCCACACCAGCATCTTGTTGCGCTTGGCAATCTCACGGGCGTGAACATACGTCTCCTTGAGCCGCTCGTCACCACGGTTGTATTCGCCAGATATGCGGAACTTGTCAAGCTGATCCATGAACATGATGTCCGGCTTGTTCAGCTTTGCGTATGCGTCAGCTTCCTCGACGCCCATGCCCACAGCAGCCATCACCTTGAGGTACGGCATCACGTCACGCTCGTACATCGGTGTGTACTTGGCACGATTGTCGTCGAGTTCCTTGCGTGTGATGTTGAAGAACGACTGGATGAGGCGCAGCTTGATCTTCTCAGCAGGCTCCTCGTTTGCCCAGTAGACAACCTTGTGTCCGGCCCGTACGTACGAGGCAGCGAGAAAGCAGCAGAATGTCGTCTTGCCCACTTCCGGACGGGCAAAGATAATACCCAAGTTGCCCCGATCAAGGCCAGCCACACGCTCGTTGATCAGGCCGAACTCAAAAGGGAAGTCAGGCTCTCCGGTGTTTGCGTCGAGCAGTTCGTCGAGACTGTCCGTCACCTCTTCATAGGTGGTGCGGTCAGACATGCGTCCATCCTCGACAGACTCGACCATAGCCCGCAACTCACCGAAGTCCTCGCTCTCACCCGTGAATATCTCAATGGCCTTCTCGCCAATGATACGGGCACGATCACGCAGCCAGAAGTTACGCACCATGTCGAGGTGCATGTCCATGTTGTGTGGATTGCCCTGCTCTAGGGTGACGATCAGTTCCTGTGCCCGTTCTCGTGTAGAGTCCGGCATAGCAGGGTTGCGGTCATTGAACAGGATGGCGAGTTCACCGACAGTGATGTCGTTCTCATAGGTAGTGTGCGCGTGAGATATCACGTCGAACACATCACGCATCTCTTTCGTGAACATCTCACGGGTCACCGTGTTGGCCACATTCGAGAAGAACTCAGAGTTGAGGCAAAAGCCCAGTAGCTGTTTATCTATCGATGTAGGATCGTAGGAAGTCATCACGTTCGTCCTTTTGCATGTTTTTCAAGTCGGTTCGAAGAACCATGAGTTTTGTCGGCACGTGGGTGTGCAGCGCACGTACCATCGTAATAGCCTTGTCAGTGGCATCCTTGTCAAGCGCGACGAACACACGGTCATATTGTTTCAATACGCTGATGTGTTCGCTAAGAAGATTAGTTCCCAATAAAGCTACTGCCGTACAAATATTACTAGCAGAGCAAGCAGAACTGCAATCTTCAACAACAATGGCGCAAGCATTTCCGTTCCCACATACGAAAGGATGCTTACTGCTTCCATAGCGATACCACTTAGGCGCTCGTCCATCGATTGATCTCCCTGCCGCATCTACGACTTTGTTGCCATCCTTCACAAGAAAGACAGCGCGATTACGCTTGAAGTCGTACCGAATGTCAGCCCTGCCCGACAGATACGCATCGTATGCTTGTACACGTTTAACATAAAGTTCCGCGTCTAAGCTACGAGAAAGACTGACAAATGTGTCGGGCACCTCGTAAGTGTTATTAGTACGGGGAGCAGGCCCCAAAGCCTGCGAACCACGAAGGGTGCGGGCGGCGTGTTCTTTTGTCAGGGTGATACCTGTGCGACCAGACACGTTGCAGTCAGCGTGGAAACAATACCACAGGCGTTGCATTCCGTCGTCCGTCACGCTAAATGTATTCTTCTTGCCGCAGACAGGACAGTCTGATCTGTACCTTGTCAGCGCAGGGAAGTCGAGTGACTCAACGTACCCACATAACCAAGCTGGTGATTTCATCGTTGCGTTCCTTGTTTGTCAGAAGACATGCCCCCTGCATAATCGACATGGCAAATCTTGTCAACACGAAAAAATTGCTTGACCCCCGTTGACAAACCAGCTACACACAAAGAATAACACCCTATAGGGAATACCCTGTTATGAAAAAGATCAATAGAATCAACCCTATAGCTAAAGAGTTACGTAAGTATGGTAAACAAGTAATACCTGACAAGCGTACCAAAGAAAAAGACAAACAAGCTAAGAAGGACATTCGTGATGGGAAGACCAGCGAAGATAGACGAACCGACAAAGACCTATAGTCTGTTGATGTCAGTCAAACAATACGAGAGACTGGCTGCACACTCTGAACGCTTACAGAAGACAAGCAGGGAACAAGTTGCTGTGTCTGACTTGATGCGTGAGGGTATTGACATATATTTGGAGGCACTGGACGATGACAGTGAAGTGGGTGCTGCTGCTAGTGACAGCAATTAATCGGTCAGAGTTTGACTCTAAACCTATAGCTGAATACGAAACCATGTCAGACTGTTACGTCGCATCGACGAAACTATTCTGGGAAAACGTGCCGATGAATCAAGAACTCCTGTGTATGAGAGTGGGTGGAAACGATGAAGAATAACCTGAAGACCAAGCCCCTAGAGATAGAGATTGTCAATCGGTGGCGGTGGGAGGTTGTCGCTCCAGTGTCGTCCGTACGCATCGGGGAGACAAGCCGCGAACTTGTCAAGAAGAAGCAGGCTGTAGACTATCTGCGCCTCGTTACAATTTTTGTCGGAAAAAGTGAACAAGAGTGTAAACGATGGCTTGACAAGCACCGTCACGTCTTGGTAAAACTGGGTATTCCTTACGAGGTTGGTAGTTCGTAGGGATACACTTTCGTTGTTGTGTGTGGAGAGCGGGGCTGGATTTTTCTGGCCCCGTTCTTTTTTGCTTGACGCCCATTGTTTTAACCGATATGGGTTATGTATCGCAACAAACCGGAAGGGTTACACACGATGGAAATCACAAACGAACAACGCCTCGACTTGCTCAAGTCATACAACGATTTGAGAAACACACTGCAAACAATATATGATTGTAATGATTTGTGGATGTCTGATGTAGGCAAGCTGGAAGGATTGCAGTGTGACCTGCACCGCATCTTCAAGTTTGTACCCAAAGAGGATGACGAGGGTCATCGTATGCCCTATGCCGACTGGGTTCTGGCAGATGTTTCGGAGCCTGACGATGCGGACGATTGAGAACCACGTCGAACGATGCCACTGCTGGGAGTGCGGCGGCTATGGCAAGAAGGAATACACAGAGGCCGTCCCCGATCCGATTCGGGGCGGCGATCTTGTTGGTGTTTTTGATGAGTGTGATGGCTGTGATGGTGATGGTGAATTGTTACGCGCCAAACTAACACAGACGACGGTGATCCGTGCCCTGTTGACACAGGCAAAACACGCCATAGAAGATATCGAAGTGCTTGACACAGACATTGACCGCATCTATGGCAAGATAGACGACGCCATTGGTGACATCGAAAGATATGAAACAAAGGTAGGTACACGAGATGGGTAAGGTAAAGGACTGGCTGATTGAAATGGAGGAGGACGCCTCGTGCATGACACGCGAGGAGTGGATGACAAAGCACGGCGAGACTGTTGTCGATGTCTACGATGAATTCAAACGCAG